GGGAGGGGAGGGGAGGGGAGGGGAGGGGAGGGGTGAGGGGTGGGGGGGAATTTGGGGGGAAATTTCGGGCGGTGCCTACCCACCGCCCTCCCTCACGTTCGCACCGACACCCGCCCTCCGGACCCGCCTCGGCCTCGGACTCAGGACCGGACCCGCCCTCCGACCCGCCTTCGGCCCCGCGCGCGTTATGTCAAGGCGAACATTTGTTCGGGTGGCGCGCGCGCGGGAAGCGAGCGGCCACGGGGGGCGGGCGAAGCGAGGGCCGTGGGGAGCGGGGGAAGCGGGCGGCCGTGAAGCGAGCGGCCGAATGCCGCCACGAGACGGCATGCCCTGCCAGGCATCATCGTCCGCTCGGTCTGGCCTGTGCGGCGGGGCACGGGTCCGCGCCGCTCACCGCTCAGCGCATCCTGCCCAGTCGCTGCCCCTAGGCCCCTCCCACCACCGTTAACCCAACCTTCACCCGATTCTAACAAACGCGCCTAGAGCCCACTGCCTATAGCTGCTAGACTATAGGTACTAGCGTACCTTCACAACCTCATACGCTGCCGTATGCCGCTCGTGTTTCCACGCGCGGTGTACTGTGCCCTGTGCGCTCCCCGCGTGCGGCCAGCGTTTACGCGCCGCTCGCGGTCCGACTCAGGGCACAGCCAGACCAATGTCCGCCGCGTAGCACGGGGGCGTGACCTGTCCGCTACCCGACGTGCGCGATGCATACGGATCACCAGCCGCTAGTGCCAGGCGTTATCTGTGGCCGCCGCCCTTAGTCGATGGGAGTGATGCCTATCGATAGTCGATGGGAGTGATGCCTATCGATACGCGCGCCTACCTCTGGCGCCAGTACGCGCGGTGCGCGTGCAGGCGCCACGGCGGCAGCCGCAAGCGGTGTACGTCCAGAGCTACGGACGGGCCGCTGTGCTGGTACTGCCGCATCGTCTGCCAGCCCGCGCGGCGGGACGCTGCCCGTCCCCCGCGCGGGAGATAGGGGAGAGAGGATCATGTCGGACGTTAACCCCCACGAACTGCTGGGGCTGCCGCGACACACGCTAGAGCGCGTCCTGCCCGACGTGCTACGCGCCGCACGGGTGCTGCTGCTCGTCGGCCCGCCAGGGACAGGCAAAACGTCCCTGGCCTACGCCGCTGGCGAGCGGCTGGGCCTGCCCGTCTACAAGTTCGCGGCCACGCCTGACGGCTTGGCCGCCGAGTTGATCGGCGCCGACCGCGCCGACCCGAGCGGGCGCAACGTGCTTTCGTTTGTGCCAGGGCCCATGTTGGTGGCCATGGGGCACGGGCTGCCCGACAGCGCCACGGGGGAGCGGCCACCAGCGGGCATCCTGCTGATGGATGACGTGCACCTTGCTGGCCCTGGCCAGCAGGCCGCGATGTACACGGCCCTCGATGTAGGGCTAGGTGGTGCGTACATGCACCCATCGGGGGCCATGCTCCGCCCCGCCCCCAACTACATGGTAGTCTGCACTATGAATGGCTCACCCGACGTGCTTGACGAACCCGTACTAGATCGGCTTGCGGGTGCCATTCCCGTGCTGGAGCCCTCGCCGTCGATGTACGACGCGCTCCACCCACAGTTGCGCGCCGTCGCGCGCAACTGCTACCTGACGTACCGCCCCGTGACGGACGGGGCGGGCAGCATGCTGACCTATCGCCAGTGGCAGGCCATCACCAGGTTGTGGCCGATCGTCGGCCTCGGCACCGCGGTCTACTGGGCAGTCAGGGGCGACCCTGACCGTGCGCTCAAGGTCCTGGAGATACTGGCCAACGCCGCTGTCGGCGTCGCCGATGCGGCGCGCGCGTTGCAGGACTATGCCCAGCGCATGCGCTCTGGCGCGCCCGCCGTGCGCGTCGCCAGCTAGGGGGCTACCATTATGACCGACCGTCCGAACGGGGGAGCGCCGCTGGCGCTCCCCCATCTCATCCCCACCCCACTTGTCCAGGCGGATTGGCGTCTGGAGCGAGTCGCCCGACTGGGCGACTCGCGCGTCTGTGCGTCCGATGACGCACAGCGTGCCGAAATGTGGGTGCCCGAGTCACTGATCCGCGAGGACCTGCTGGTGCGTCTCCATGAGCAAGGCCACGTCGCGGACTACACCGAGCTATTGGCCCTGCCCCACCAGGGCCACACGGGGGACGCTCACCGCGACTTGCTCTTCCGCATGTTGGCCGAAATCGCGGTGGACGCGCGCTGTCCCGTGGATATCCGCGCGCGCCATGACGCCTTTGACTGGGCAAGCATACCGATCCCCGATACGCAGCTTGAGCGGGCGGCCGCCTGGCTCAACGTCGCCTACGATATGCCAGGCAGCGGTAATCCGCTGCTGCGGCTGTACGTCAGCGTCCTGGAGACGCTGCTGCCGCCTGACGTACTGGCGGTGCTGCGGGCAGCGGTAGCGGCCGTCGTGGCCGACCCGTCCGTCGCGAACCGCATGGACTGGGCCGACAAGCTGGCTGCCATCATCCCCAGGGGCGACGGCGAGGACGGCGCCGACGGCGAGGGTGCCGACGGCGAGGGTGAGGACCATGCGGGTAGCCGCTCCACGCGCGCCGAGAGCGGCGACGGCGCGGCGCCGCCCGATGGTCCCCACGCGGCGCCGCCCCAACTGGCGCCTGAGGCAGCGCGGCTCCGCGAGGACCGCGAGCGGTACCAGGCGCGGCAGCGGCGCCGCGCCGCGCGCCGAGAGCGCCGCGCGGCGCTGCATCACCCTGACGCGGAGTACGCGGACTACGTTGACGCGGCGAGCGGTGGCGCCCGCATCGAGATACACCGACACGCCACCCTGCGGCGCGGCGAGCGCGTGGGCCGTGGCGGCGAGCGCGCCGCCGACCAGGGGACGGTCATGCGCCGTCCCGCCCGTGTGCTGACTGACGGTCTGGCCTACACAGTTCCCGCCCGCCCGGCGGGCGGGATACTGATGGATTGGTCAGGCAGCATGCGTTACAGCCAGGAGATTATCCGCGACGCCGTGGCCCAGCTCCCTGGCCTGTGGGCAGGGGGCTACGCGGAGCATGCTGACATGCGCTGGAGGACAGGCGGCTACACGGCCCGCCTGTGCATCGTTGCCCAGCATGGCCGCGTCGGCACGGTCGATTGGTGGGGCGACGTCCAGGCGGCCGTCACAGGGGAGAACAACTGTGATGCGCTGGTGCTCCGCTACTTCGGCCGCACCGTGCGCGGCCCGAAGGTGTGGGTTAGCGACGGCCGTGTCTACGGTGAGTACGGTCACTCGACCGACTGCGACCGTGCCTGCCGTCAGTACGGTATCGTCCGCGTCCTCACGGTTGGTGACGCCGTTGCTTACCTGCGGCGGCAGACGGTGTGCGGTTGGCCCGCGCGTGCCGTGGCCTGCATGACCAACCGCCCGCCCACGCGGATACGCCTGGGGAGTAGCTGAGATGACTGCCACCACCCTAACCGACTTGGTGCTCAGGGACGTGGCTTGCCGTCACTGCGGCAAGCCCATGTCCGAGTGCGACGGACGCTCCCACTACGCGCAGGGGGTACGGCACAAGCTGCTGTGTCCCCTTTGTGGGGGCAAGCTCCATAACAACGACAGCAAGCTATCGATGGACTTCATCTGTGCGTGGCGCCAGTTCTCACGGGAGTGCGGTGACACAGACGCCGCGCTCTCGGTCGCAAACGGTGTGGCCCCGCTGACACCCTACGCGGTGCAGCGCTTTGCTGATTGGCTGGCGGCTGCGCCGCGAGTCTACGGTAAGGACGCTCAGGCTCGGGTGCTCGCGGAGCGGGGCGTGGTAGGCATTACCGCCGTGCGGACGCCTGCCACACGGCAGGCGGCCAGGCGTGCCACGGTGCCGCCCGAGCCCACGGGCGCCGCTGTGCCGCCCGCGCCCGAGCCTGACGCCGACGTGCCGCCACGACTGCCAGCGTCCGTAGCAGTCATGTTGGACGCGCTGGAGAGCTGAATCCTCGCTACGGCCCCCCACACGTGTGGGGGGCCGTAGCGAGGATTGAGGACGGAGGACAGTCTTGGACGCTGGTGTGACGTGCCGCTGCTGCGGACACCAGTATTCCCCGCTCGACGCTCGTGACCAGGCGGCCAGCGTGGCCGTGCTGCGTCGTGCACTACCAGGTTTTGACAGCGCCGACAGGTACCGTGCCATGTGCCCTTTCTGCTTTGTCGGCTGGCTTCACACCCAGCTACTCGGCCGCGCCTGACCAGCTAACGTGACGCCCCCGCTCCCCTCGGGGAGCGGGGGCTTTTTTGTGTCTTCTGGCGCCCGTCCTTACCGGTAGTCCCGATATTCGGGACAGTAGCGGGCCGTGCGGCGGCGCGCTATTATGTCAAGTAGGGGCCGCCTGCGGCAGGCACGCCGACCCCGCCAGGGACCGTAAATTTCGTCGGAAACTTCGCCCGCGCCGACACGTGGCGGTGCAGGAGACGCAATGGACCTCCCGACCCTCGTCGATAACGGCCTCACCCTGGCCCTGGTGATGGCGCCGATCACCCTGGCGCTCACCGAGGGCATCAAGCGCAGCGGCCTCCCCGACCACTACGCCTTTCCGGTCAGCATGGCCGTGGGCCTCACGCTCGTCGCGGGCTTCTCACTCCTACTCGCTCCCGCGCTCACCCGTCAGGCGGTGGCCGTGGCCCTGATGGGCGGCCTGTTATCAGGTCTTGCCGCGAGCGGCCTGTACTCCGGCGTGCGGAGCCTGCGGTGAGCGACTGGGCCGAGCAGGTCAAGCTCCTGGGCGCCTTCTTCGCGGGCATCGGCTCGGTGCTCTCCGCGCTCCTGATCTTCAGACGCGCGGGCCAGCAGCTAGAGCAGTCCCGCCTGGAACTCATCATCAGCGGCTACGACAAGCTGGTGGAGGACCTGCGCGCCGATGTCGCCCACCTCCGCAAGGAGGTGGCCGAGCTGAAAAAGATCGTGCAGGAGACCGAGGGCCGCGAGCGCGACTGCCTGCACAAGCTCGACGAGCTTAGACACGAGCTGCACCTGCTCCGCGAGCGCATGGACGGCTAACTACCCACTCACACCATGTCTTGTAGCCTAGTGGCAGAAGTGGTATAGTCTCGTTGGCGCCCCGCCCCGAGGGCGCCGACCCGCTGCCTGGACTGGAAGGGTTCGGAACGATGAGCAGACTGCCCCAGCCCCCGTTCTCCGTCGTCTGGAACGCCTCCCGCGAGCGCTACGAGCTGCTGCGCGACGACGAGCTGACCCGCGCCGATGCGAAGCCCCTCGCCACCGGCTCACCCCGAGAGCTGCGGACCCTCGCCATGTGGCTGGAGACACACGCCGTCCTCTGCCCGCGCGCCCCTGGCGAGTGCCAGGGCTTCCTGCCGATCGACCGCGAGCACGCCAGCCTCGACCACCACTTCGTCACCCACGAGATCGAGCACGTCCACCTTCAGGAGACCGGGGAGACCGCGGACGTGCTCGTCGTCGAGGTCCCCGGCCGGCCCGAGATGCTGCGCGCCGTGGTCAAGATCAGCCCGGCCGTCATCTCCCGCAACTAGAGAGGGAGAATCCCATGCTCCGCTTCGATCCCCTGCCCTCCCTCGCCGGCCTGGAGCTGGAGGACCCCCACGACCACGGCTTCACCTGGGAGGAGCTGATCGATGGTGTTCACGGACTGTCTCTCGACACGCCGGCCGAACTCTACGCCCTCAAGCACGCCCACGGCGACTATCCCGCCGGGAGCCTCGTCCTTGTCGTCCCCGCCCCGGGTGGGCAGCAGGCGTTTGTCTCCCCCCCTCCCGAGGGTGGACTTCGTTTTGTCGAGCGAGAAGCCGGTGGAGCCGAAGCTGGCGGCGGACCTGGAGCTGCAAGCGAAGCTCCTGCCGGACGTGGTCTTCGACCCGAAGACGGAGCTGGACTACCAGTTCTTGAAGGCTCTGCCGCCGCCGGAGGCCGCGCGCCGCTTTCCGTATGGTCCCCCGGAGCGGAGAGCCGCTGTACTCGCTGCCCTGCGCTCGTCGAATCGCGATCCTGCGTTGTTAGCGGTACTGGAGGCCGCCAGCCCCGGCTCATGATCGTGGGCGAGGCCCCTGGCGCCGACGAGGACAGCTCGGGCACCCCCTTCGTGGGCCGCTCGGGCACCCTGCTGCGCGCCGTCCTCGCCGAGGCGGGCCTTACGCGCGATCTCACGTACTTCACGAATGCCGTGCGCTGCCGGCCCCCCGAGAATCGGACGCCGACGAAAGAAGAGCAGGACAACTGCCGGCCCTGGCTGGCCCAGGAGATTCGCCGCGTCCGGCCCGAGGCCATCCTGTGCGTGGGCCGCGTCGCCCAGGACTCCGTAAGCCGCCTGGACCTGGACGTGCCGGTACATAGCGTCGAGCACCCCGCCTATATCCTCCGCAACCCCCGCAAACGGGCGGACTGGGAGCGGCGGCTGAAGGCCCTCGCCGCCACGCTCCTGGGGCACCCCGCACCGCCCGCGCTCGTCCCCGACCCCTGGCGGCGGGGCACGCCGGACCTCGCCTCCCCCTGGCTGGCAGTAGATACGGAGACCGACTCCCTGGAGGAAGGACATGGACAAACCCTCGTCACGGTTCAGCTTAGTGACGGCGAGTCTGCTGAGCTGTACCGAGCGGTGCATCCTCTGGCCGGGGGTGCGGGACCGGGACGGCTACGGGCAGATCAAGCACCAGGGCCGGACGGTGCGGGTCCACAAGCTCGCGTTCACCCTGAAGTGGGGCCGCCCGCCGAGGCCGGGCCTGGACGTGATGCACGAGTGTCACCAGCGGGCCTGCTACAACTGGCGGCACCTGCGGGAGGGGACGCGCCACGAGAACCTGATGTACCCCGAGACGCGGGAGAGACTAAAGCGCTTTGGAGCGCAGAACGGGCGCTCCCGCCTAAGGTCTGGGTCCACAACGCCAGGTTTGACCTTCCTCTGATCGGCGGGGACCTGGATGACCTTGACAGTTATGAGGACACCGCGCTCATCGCCTACGTCCTGCGCTACCCCGAAGTCGGCCTGAAGAAGCTTGGGCCGGAGATCACCGGGCTGCCGCTGCGCCCGATCAGCGCGATCCTCACCGCCACGCGCGAGGTGCGGACGGTCCTGAAGTCGGGGAAAGAGCGGGTGACGTACCGTAAAGTGCGGCGCAGCTTTTCCGAAGCCCTGGCCGAGTCCCCGGCCGAGGCCGAGGAGTACGCCCTGCTCGACGCGGTGGTGACCTCTCGCCTGGCGCGCGTCCTCTGGCCGCAGCTCTGCCGCGAGCCGCGCCTGCTGCACTACTACCAGCGCTTCGAGAAGCCCACCGTACCCATCCTCTACCGCCTGGAGCGCGGCGGCGTCCTCGTCGATAGTGACGAGCTGGTGAAGATCGGCGAGCACCTGACCCGTGCCCGCGACAGCGTTGCGGACACCTTGAGCGCCCTGCTGGACATGGACAGGGCCGATCTCGGGAGTAACCCGAAGATCGCCCGCGCCCTGTTAGCCAGCGGCCTGTCCCTCACCGCCCGGACCGAGACGGGCCAGGTCGCGGTGGACAAACCTGCCCTGCTCCGGGCAGTGGGCGTCGATACCGAGGAGCAGCTAGTCACCCGCTACGACCGCCCGGCCCTCATCGTTCGGGACTTGCTGGCCTGGCGGAACCTGGGTAAGCTGCACAGCACTTACGTCACCGCCCTCCTGGCCGCGCGGGATGCCCAGGGGAGGGTGCATGGCAGCTATAATCAGATGGTCACGGCGACCAATCGGCTGTCCTCCTCCGATCCCAACCTGCAGAACATACCCGCACGGACCGCCCTGGGCAAGCGCATCCGGCGGGCCTTCGTTGCCCGCCCCGGTCATCTCCTGGTCAAGGCGGACTTCTCCCAGCTAGAGGTCCGCATCTACGCGCACTACACGCGCGAGCCCGTCCTGCTGCGCGCCTACGCCCCCGGCGCGGAGACCGACGTGCATCAGCTCGTGGCGGACGAGCTGGGCATCCCCCGCGCCCGCGCCAAGAACGTGCTCTTCGGAGCGATCTACGGGGCCGACGCCCCCAAGCTGGCCGAGACGGCAGGAGTGAGTGGTGGACACGCCCGAGCGTTCCTTGATAATCTGCGACTGCGCCTCCCCTCTCTTCTATCCTGGCAGCAATCCGTTGCCGAGCATCTGGGACGGCACGGCTGGGTTGAGACTCTATTCGGCTGGCGGAACTACTATCCTCTGTACCGCAGTCCCCTACGATCCGAGTCTCGGGCCGCTCTTCGAGAAGCTGCCAACTGCCCCATCCAGGGCACGGCCGGCGGCCTCCTCAAACTGCTACTTGGGCGCGCCGATGCACTCGCCGCGCACTTTGACGCTCAACTAGTCCTCACCGTTCACGATGAGGTCGTCTACGAGGTGCCGCACGCCGCCGTGGCGCCCTTCGCCGCCGAGCTGGCCGCCCTCGGCGCCGCGCTCGGCGCGGAGCACCTGGCGGTCCCGCTCCGTCTCGAAGTCTCGGTCGGCCCGAACTGGGCGGACCAGACGCCCATCGAAGCGTGGCTGGAGCGGGCCGCATGAGCCTCAAGCACTCGCGTTATCAAGATTGGGCCGTGGTCAACCCGGACGGGACGAAATCGCGAGTAAAACCGCTGCGCGAGATTCGGGTGGGCGACCCCCTGGACGACGACGGCTTCGACCCCTCGCCGCGAGGGATCAACGACCCGAAGACCGTGCCCGCCAACGTTCGCCTGGCGGAGAGCTTCTATCGGGCGGCGGAGGAGCTGCTGCACGACCCCCGCACGCCGTTCAAGACCATGAGCGACCTTTACCGCGACCTCCTGTATCGGGGGCTGGACGAGTGGCGGCGCGGGCTGGAGCGGCCCTCGCCCGCCCTGCGCGACCAGGCCACCGCCGGGCGGGTGGAGGGCAAGGCCACCTGGAGCCAGCAGCAGTACGAGCGGATCGTCCGCAACGTCCACTGCATCGGGGACACGCTCGCCCAATACCTCGCCGTGGGCGACCACGCCGAAGTGCGCCGGGAGCTAGTGCGCTACTGGGATGACATCACCAGCCTGGACAGCGCCTTCTGGCAGGCGAACTACGTCGAGTCCTTGCGGAACGCGCCGATGATCCAGCTCACCCTTGATCTCTTAGAGGCCCTCGGCTACCCGCTGCCGGCGGACCTCATCCGCGCCGTGAAAGTCTAGGAGGACGCCCATGCTTCCCAACCCGGACCCGCTCCAGCCGGCCGGGCAGATCGTGAGGCTCAGCGCGGGCTGGGTGCTGAGCTGGGGTGGCGAGACCTACGCCGTCAGGAGCGCCAGCGAGCTGGGCAAGCTGGTGGCGAGGCTCGCCGCGCGCAAGTCCAAGCCGCCCCCCCTGCCCGTGCCGCCGCTCGTGCCCCCGCCCGTGTCTGTGCCTGCTGTGGGGGGCGGACAGCGGGTCATCAGTCCGGAGCTGGCGCGGCTGACCCAGGTCCACAACCTCGACGCCCTGGCCGGCGCGCTCGTGCAGGGCCTCATCGACGATGGGGTGTTCCAGGAGGGCCTGCGCCGCGCCTGTCCGGACGCCACCCCCGACGACGTTCAGGAAGCCCTCGATCGGGCGGAAAGGATGCACTATGCCACCGCAGCGTCGTCTGCTCCCGCGCCCGCACCGCCACCTGCCCCGCCCGAAACGGAGGAAGGAGATGTCGTCCTGGGATCGGACGCTCGGCATGAAGTGTGATGTCTGCCTCGGCTTGGCCCGCTGGCGGGTGGTGATTCCCGTGCCGCTCACCGTGGGGGAGTACCTGGACGACCCCCGCGCGGCCGTGCGGGAGGTGGTGAGCGAGACCTACTACACCTGCGGGCGGGAGCACGAGAGCCTGCTGCGCCTGCGGGTGCGCGTGCGGGAGGAGCGCCATGCAGCCTGAGCGCAACCCTGAAGCGGCCCCCGTCATTCGGCGCTGGTACGAGGGCGACCGGGAGGCGGTGCGGCCCTGCGTCGAGGCGGCCTTCGCCCTCCACGCCGAGCGCATCGTCGTCACGCGCCTGGTGGACCGGGTGGACGCCCCCCGCTATCGGGTCGATGTCTACCTGGCCCCGTACCGCCTCACCCCCGACTACAACCAGCAGGAGATGGCCCGTGCAGCCCGGTGACCTCGGCCTTCCCGTCGCCGCCTGGCGCCCCGGCCAGGAGGAGATGCTGTACCAGCTCAGCCTGGTAGAGCAGCCCTACATCCTGCTCGAAGCGCCGACCGGGGTGGGGAAGTCGCTGATCGGCCTGGCTTACGGCCGGCTGATTGGCAACAAGACCGTCGTCCTGGTGGGCACCAAACAGCTCCAGGCCCAGTACGTCCAGAGCTTTGCCGCCGCCAGCCCGCCCCTGGTCCAGGCCATCGGACGCGGCAACTTCGCCTGCAACCTCGACCCCACGGTGACGGCGGAGGACGCGAGGTGCGTCCGTGGGGGGCGCTGTGAGTGGCGGGGGACGCTGCACTGCGACTACTACGCCCAGAAGCTCGTCGCCCAGGACGCCCAGGAGGCGGTGCTGAACTATCCCTACTGGCTGGCGCTCGCCAACTACGCCAGGCAGTTCACCCAGCCCGACCTCCTGGTCTGCGACGAGGCACACCTGCTGGAGGACGAGTTACGCAAGTTCGCCACGGTGAGTTTTAGTAAGCGTGACTTCCGCCTGCTCGGCCAGCCCTTCCCGGACTTCACGCGGGTCGAGGCGTGGGTGCGCTGGGCCAGGCTCCCCTTCCCCGTGACTCCCCAGGGCGATGAGGCTACGGAGAAGGCCCGCCAGCGGGTCAAGAACCATCGGGAGCTGCTCGCCTCGCCGCTGATCGACCCCGACAACTGGCTGCTCCAGGACACCGGCTGGGGGGTCAAGCTCCTCCCCGTGTGGGTCTCGCCGCTGGCCCCGAAGTTCCTGCTCGCCCACGCGCCGAAGCTGCTGTTCATGTCGGCGACGATCTTAGATAAGGCGCTGTTCTGCCAGCAGCTCGGGATTCCCCCCGAGCAGGCGGTGCTCATTCGGATGGACAGCGCGTTCCCCGCAGAGAGGCGTCCGCTCTACTATCAGCCGGTGGGCAAAGTCAAGACCTCCGACGCGGCCGTGTGCGCGCGGCTGATCGAGGCCATCGACCAGATCATGAGCGAGCACCCCGGCCAGCGGGGTATCATCCATACAGTCTCCTATCGCCTGGCCGATGCGATCATGGAGCACTGCCGTGACAAAGGTCGTCTCCTTACCCATGCAAGTGCGGCTGCTCGTCTATCTGCGCTCGACGAGTTCCGGGCGACTCCTGGTGCTGTCCTTGTATCGCCGTCGCTCACCACGGGTGTCGATCTACCTTATGATCTCTGCGAGTTTCAGATCATCACCAAGCTGCCCTTCCCCGACCTCGGGGACCGGCAGATCAAGAAGCGGATGAAGCTCGGGCCAGACGGCCAGCCGAATACGAAAGGCCAGGGCTGGTACAACTGGGCCACGCTCTGCACGCTGATCCAGACCTACGGGCGGGGCGTCCGCGCTGCGGATGACTACTGCGCGACGTATCTTCTGGACGAGAACTGGCGGTGGTTCCGGCACACCGTCAAGGAGATGCTGCCGGCCTGGTTCACCAGGGCGATCAAGCGGCGGGGCAACCCGGCCACAACGACCAGTATTGACCAGCTCTTGCAGGAATTTGACACACCTGCGGCGTAAGCCTCTTGTCTTTTGCCTAGGGGTGTGTTAGTATTAGGCAACAGCGGTTAGCCTGAAGCGAAAGGACGCGACGATGAGCGACCAGACTCCAGCGGGCATCCCTGAGATTCGCGTTGGCGACAAGCTCTCCAACGAGAGCGCGCCCTTCCTCGGGGTCGTCACCGTGGACCAGTGGGAGGAGGGCAAGTACGGCACCCAGTGGCACCTGGCCGTGCGCCCCGTCGAGTTCAGCCTGCAAGGGGAGACCGGCGCCTTCCACACCTACTACGGGGCGAGCACCAGGAAGCGCTCCAAGATGGGCGCCTTTCTCGCGGGGGCCAGGGCCGTCTCGGCCCTCGACGGCAAGCGCCTCGGCCACGGCGAGATGATCGGCCTCACCTGCTGGTGGGTTCGCCGCGACATCTCCTTCGGCAAGGATGATGAGGGCGAGGAGCGCATCGCCTCGGGCGTGCTCGTGCCCGTGAAGAGCGCGACCGACGAGGAGCTGGCCCGCGCGGGCAGCCCGAGCGAGGCCGCGACCCCGGCGGACCCCGAGTGGACCGACGAGGAGATTCAGGCCGTGCTCGCCGTCCTCGACGGGAAGCGGCCCAGCGAGGCGCAGGTGGCGGCGGCGAAGGCCAGGCTCTCTCCCGAGCTGAAGAACGCCATCTTCTCCGGGCACGCCATCGAGTACCTGACTCGCCAGCACATGATCGAGCTGGACGGCGAGGGCCGCGTCCGCCTGCTCGAAAGCCGAGCCGTGTAGGCGGACGCGAGGAGAGGAGCCCGTCCCGCTCAGTCGGGTTGGCAGCCCGCTCGCGCCGAACCCTTGACGGATAATACGGATGCCCCGAGCGCGGCGGCATCCCGTTCGGGGAAGTCCCCCGTCCGCATCCACGGTACCCCTATCCCGTGGCCCTGCGGGCGGGGGGCGCCCCCAGAGAGGGAAGCGACCAATGGCGAAGAAGAAGGAAGAGCCGCAGGCCGCCGCCAGCGGTCCGACCCCCGAGCAGATCGCGCAGATCGACCGCCTCCTGCGTCACGAGCCCGAGCTGCCCGATGTGAACATCACCGACCTGCTCGACGAGTTCGCCCGCGAGGCCCAGCAGTTCGTCGTCCTGGCCGATGCCCGTCGTCCGGGCGAAGCCTGTGCGGCCCTGCTCCAGCTCGGCCAGCACATCCGCATCTGGCGGGACACGCTCACGCTCTTCGCCGTGGGGCGGAAGTGATGAGCGCGCCCGAGGTACCGCCCGAGGTCCAGCCCGGCGACGTGATCCAGCTCAAGCCCGACGCCGATCTCGTCTTCGGCGGCTGTCTGTTCCAGGTTACGGAGGTCGCGCCCTGGGGGGTCCAGGGCTTCGTCCAAATCCCGGGGCGGGGGGATGCCTTCTACCGCGCCAGGTGGGCCGACTTCGCCCGCGTCGGCATCGCCCCCTACCCGCGCTACCTTGACTGACTCGCGCCCCGCCCGTGGGGGCAACAAAGGAGGTTCACGATGAGCGTCCGTATCGTGTGGGACCTGGATGAGGTCAAGACCGCCGCGCCCGGCACGCCGGCGTTCGCCGCGCTGCTGCGCCAGATCGAGGAGTTCCTGACCCTGGCCTGGAACGCGGTCGGTCCCGGCGAGCTGGACGGCCACTTCGTCGTCCACCAACTGCGGCCCGACGACGCTGAGGCGCCCGACGCGTCCGACGCCCTGGACGAGCTGAAGGCCCGTCTGACCACCCTGAAGGAAAAGGAAGGAGTCGCCTGATGTTGGACAAGTTCACGAAGCAGTGCATCGTCAAGGGGGAGCTGGCCCTGGCCTACCCCGTCAGCGAGGACGGTGAGGCGCAGGCGATGGCCCTGCTCCACGAGATTTTCCAGTTCGCGCGCGACTGCGGGGTGAAGGAGGTGCTCGCCATCCGACTACGCCTGTTCTACCAGGAGGAGATGGAGGGGTTGGCCAGGGCCCACGGCGAGGAGGCCTGGCAGCCTGGCGTGGTCCGTCATACCTGCGAGGGGACCTGCGGCGCCACCCAGGAGGCGGTGCAGCAGGTCAAGGCGCTGCTGGAGCGCGCCCTGCCCGGGCGGAAGGTCGAGGTCCTAAACCTGGCCGAGCTCGCGAACGCGCACGGTGCGCCCCCACCAGGCGAGACGCAGAGCGATGAGGAGGTGCTGGAAGTCCTCAAGGCCGAGATGCAGAGGCTCGCCCAGAGCGGGCGCAAGTTCGAGGCGTAAGTATGCAGATCAGCGAGAACCCCCGCGCGGCCGAGGCCATGATCCGGCAGGCGCACGCGACCCACGAGGCCCGGAGCCCTCGGGCCGAAGGGCTGCACGTCTCGGACCTGATCTACTGCCTGCGGAAAGCCTGGTACCGCCGCGCGGGGGTTCCCGCGCCCGACCTGCACCCCGACGAGCTGCAAGTGCTCCTGCTCGGCCACTCCCAGCACGTCCTCTTGCAGTGCGAGGGGGAGCGGGAGCGGCCGATCACCCTCGCCCTGGGGGGCGAGACGGTCCACGGCACGGTCGATCTCCTCCTGCACGGGAAGCTGCCCGTGGAGATCAAGACGACGCGGACGAGCTCGAAAAAGGCGCCGCAGCTCACGGCGCCGCACTATCTGGAGCAGCTCGCCGCCTACTGCCTGGGCCTGCGGAACCGGAGCGGGCGCCTGGCCGTCTGGCACTTGCACGGCGACTACGGCCAGCACCGCCTGCCCCAGCTCAAGGTCTGGGATGTCACCTTCACCGCGCGGGAGCTGGAGCGCTGGGAGGCTGAGCTGAGCCGCCGCGTGACGCTCGTGACCACCGACACCCCGCCCGCCCCTGGGGACCATTACGACTGGGAGTGCCGGTATTGCCCGTTTCACGAGGCGCGTGGCGGCCCCTGTCCCGGCGGCCCCGGACGCGAGGCCCCGTTCTTTGTTGACGATAACCTGCCCACCTGGGCACAAGGAGAGGAACCGTGAGTATCCCCATGCCCGATCTCGGCGACGAGGCCAGGTACATCCTGGAGCGGTTGCCCGGCTTCCGGGCAGCGGCGCTCGCGGACGGGGACACCGTTCTCGAAGCCGTGACCCGCACCCACGACCCGGCCCGACAGGAGCGGCGCCTGATTTGCCTCACCCTCTTAGAGCACGCGGTCGTCCAGTTCCTCGAAGGTGCCGCCGACCTGGCCATCGAGCAGCGGAAGGAGCCCGTGCATCCCACGCTCCTGCCCAACGTCTTCACCCTCGGCGCGATCATCGAAGCCCTGCACGTGGAGGAGCGTGATGCCGTTCCGCCCAGCGCAAGCTGACACCTTGCGGCGGCTCGTCGTCTCCCTGTGGGGCGACCCTAAAGTGGGCAAGACGCACTTCGCGCTCACCTGCCCGGAGCCCATCCGCTACCTGAACCTGGACTTCGGTGTGGCCGAGCTGGTCCCCAGGTTCGCGGGCAAGCAGATCGAGGTCTCCGATCTCCAGCTCGCGGACGTGGGCTCGCTGCGGGAGTGCTCCCGCATCCTGGAGCAGTTCTACAAGGACTACCTCTGGGCGCTGGAGCACTCGGCGGGCGGCACGGTCGTCGTGGACACCGCCACCCAGGTCTGGCAGCTCGTCCAGACGGTGAAGCTGGAGGAGGTCAAGGAGCGGCGGGCCAAGAAGAAGGGGGGCGACCCCGATGAGGTCCAGCTTTACCCCTACGACTACGCCCAGGCCAACGTGCTGATGTCCAGCATCCTGCGGCGCGCCCTGCACCACGAGGGCGTGAACACGGTGTTCATCCATCGGAGCAAGAAGAGGTTCAACGCGCGGGGGGAGGAGCTGCCGGGAACGGAGTTCCAGGGGTTCAACGAGACCCCGGCCATCGCCCAGGTCACGCTGCACCTGTTCACCGAGGGCAAGCAGCACAGGGCGCGGATCGAGAAGTGCCGCTTCGACACCAGCCTCGAAGGCGGGGTGTTCGCGGACCTGACCTATGACACGCTGCGGGCGCTCTGTCTGCCCGCCGAGGAGGGAACAGCATGAAGGGCCGCAACCGCACTGGGCTCACGCTCCTGGCGTCCGCCAGGAAAATCCAGATTTACCTGGCGCCGGAGGAGTACGACGAGCTGGAGCGTCGGTCGCTCGCCAACGAGCGCAGCTTGAACGCCGAGGTTCGCTACTGCCTCAAGCAGTGGTGGAAGCTGCACCCGTTCAAGGACCAGGACTAGGGAGGGATGGCTGTGGACGACGACGGCCTGCGCGCCACACCGCTGCTGCCGCTGCCCCCCGACCTGGTGCTCGACCCGCGCGTGTACCCGAGTGGGGAGGCCCGCCGCGCGCTGCTGCGCGCCCTCGTGCTGCGCGCCTGGGAGCTGGGCGGGGAGGACGACGATGCCGAGAGCCGCGATCTACGTGCGAGTTAGCACGCCGGGCCAGGAGGAGGACGGCACCAGCCTGCCGACCCAGCAGCGGGCCTGCCTGGCCTATGCCGAGCAGCAGGGGTATCAGGTGGTGGAGAGCATTGCGGACGTGCATACGGGGGCGCACCTGCGGGAGCGCCCCGGCCTCGACCAACTGCGGCAGCTCGTCCGCGCCGCCCGCGTCGAGGTGGTGGTGGCCTACGCCATCGACCGCCTCACCCGCGACATGCTGCACCTGTGCGTGCTGATCGAGGAGGCCCAGCACCACGGCGTGCGCTACGAGTTCGTCACCGAGCCGCTGGATACCTCGCCCGAGGGCCTGCTGTTGCAGCAGGTCAAGGGCTACGTGGGCCACGCCGAGCGGGCGAAGATTCACGAGCGAACGCGGCGCGGGAAGCGGGCCAGGCTCGACGCGGGCCTGCCGCTCCCCGGCTGCCGCCCGCCCTACGGCTACCAGTGGACCGCAGATCGGGCGCGGCTGGTCCCCGACCCGAGCCGCGCCTGGGTCGTGCGGCGGATTTACCACGAGTACCTGGCGGGCCGCACCCTCTACCGCATCGCCGTGGGGCTGTCCGCCGACGCGGTGCCGCCACCCCGCGCCCGCGCCTGGAACACCACCGCCGTGCGCTGGATACTGCTCAACCCCGTCTACGTGGGCCTCTGGACCTACCGAGGGAAGGAGGGCGTCGTCCAGTTGCCGATCGCCGAGCCGCTGGTGACGCCCGAGGACCAGGCGCGGGTGCGCGACCAGTTGGACTGGAACCGCCGCACGGCCACGCGCCGCAACCGCGACCCCGAAGCGACGCTCTTGCGGGGCGGCCTGGTGCGCTGCGACCACTGCGGCGCCGTGGTGGTGGCCGAGCGCCGCCCGAACGGGAAGTGGGCCTATCGCTGCGCGAACCAGTCGCGGCCGGGCAGTCGGTGCGATGGGCGCCCGTTCATCATGGCCGACCGCCTCGACGCGGCGGTCTGGGCGCACACCCACGCCACGCTGGCCGACCCGCGCCTGCTCGACCGCCTGCTGGCCGACCTCCGCGCGGCCCAGGCACCGCTGCGGGAGCGGGAGCTGGTCCAGGCCCGCCTGGCGGACCTGGCCGCGCGGGCCGAGCGGGCGGCCGATCTCCTGCTCGACCTGGCACCCGACGCGCGGGCGTTCGTGCAGGCGCGGCTGGAGCGGCTCCTGGCCGAGCAGCGGGAGCTGGCCGCGCAGGAGGCCCGCCTGGCCCGCGCCTGCGAGAGCTGGGAGCGGCTGACCTCCCGTCTGGCCGACGCGCACGCCGCGCGGCGACGGCTGCTGGCGGGCATCGAGCGGTACAGTTACCAGGAGCGCCGCGACCTGCTGCGCGTCCTGACCGTGACGGTGCGGCTGCGGCGTGTCGAGGGCCGCACGGGCTACCGCGCCTGCGCGGACCTGGCGGGGCTGTTTGGGTTCTCTACCTCGTCAAGTAGTGAACCCAAACTGCCCTGCCTGATCGGAGAGGGCTGATGGACCCCCGCACCCGCGATCTCCTCCGCTGCATCCAAACGCTGCTGGGCGCCCTGATGGACGCCTACCCAGACCCGACGCACATGCCCGACCCGCTGCACGAGGGCGCGCGCCAGTGCGCGCACACCTACGCCCGCGCCCTCCTCGACTGGTGGGGGGAGCGTCGCGACGGGGGGACGGAGCGCCGCGATGGCTGACCAGTACGATCCGAACGTGGCCCAGGACCACACCGGCATGGTGTTCAAGCACGTCCTGAAGCGAGACAAGCGCCGCCCCAGGGAGCTGTACCTGTTCAAGAACCCCAGGCTCGCCCCCTGCCCCGAGTGCGGGGAAGAGAAGCTCTGGGTGATCGCGGACGACGCCGATACTGGCCTCATGGTGATCCAGTGCCCGAAGTGCAAGGCGATGAGCCGGCCCATCGAGTGCCGCGTGCCCCAGATGGACGACCACAAGGCCAGGGAGCTGGGCATCTGGGTCCCGCGCCTCTCCTTTGAGATGGATATTGACCTGGAGGACTGACATGGACTGGGTGGCGCCGGCCCTCGTGGGCAGCACACTCACCGCGCTCGCTGTCGTGCTCGTCCTGCTGGGTGTCCAGGCGAACAAGCTAGACGAGCAGGTGAAGCAGCACGAGGCACGTTGGAAGGACATCCAGGAGTGGCAGCGGCATCACCTGACCCGCACCCACGGGGGCACGCACGTCCCCCCCGCTGCCCTCGGGCTTCCGCATTCCGACGCCGATGTGCTTGAGGAGCTGAGAGCTCGCCTGGAGGCCGAGCATGATCTTCGTGGACGACCGTGAGCCGAAGGAGCTGCGCGCGGAGATCGAGCGCCGCGCGGGCGGGGCGGAGGTCCAGGCCACCCGCCTGCTCATCGCGGACTTCGTGCTCAACGACTGGGATGGCTGCTCGCTGGGCATCGAGCGCAAGACGGCCTCGGACCTGCTCAGCAGCTTCCGCTCGAAGCGCCTGGAACGACAGCTCGCCAGGCTCAGCGAGACCTACAGCCCGGTGCTCCTGATCGAGGGCGTGTTCCAGATGAACGCTGCCGGCCGCATCCTGATCGGCCGGCAGGAGACCTCCTGGAATCACTGGGCGATCCAGGCGTATTTATTCGCACTGCAGCCCACGATCCGCGTGATCTACACCGCCGGGCACGTCGAGACCGCCGATGTCCTGCGCGGCCTCAACGAGCGCGGCAAGCTCAAGTGCCTCGTCACCGGTGCGACCCGGCCCGTGCGGGGCAGAAAGGTGGCCTGATGCTTCCCCTCCCCCTGCCGGACATGGCGGCGATCATCCAGCAGCACGTCCCTGACCGCGCGCTCGCGCGGATCATGCTCGCCACGGCAATGACCGAGGCACCTATCCGCGACAGCACAGGGGCGGTGACGGCCGTGGACCTGGAGGCGGCGGGCGACCGCCACCCGCAGACGGGGAACTATCAGTCGCACGGCCCCTACCAGATGCACGACCGGGGGGCGGGGCGGGGCATCCCCCTGGCCCAGCGGCAAGACCCCCACTTCGCCACGCGGTATATGTACGAGACGGAGTTTCGTGGCGCCTGGGATCAGGCGCGCTGGCGCTTCAGCGACCCGAGCACGCAGGCGGTGTACACCTACCTGCGCGCCGAGCGCCCACAGGGCTATCGCAGCCCCGACGACCCCGGCTGGGGCAGCCGCGCCGCCGAGATATTCGCCGCCAACTGGCAAGCGCTGGCCGACTTCCCCTGGGAGGACCCGATGCCCGTGACTATCCCCGACCTGGTGCTCAGCCATGCGGAGACCATGCTGGGCATGCCCTATGCCCTGCCGCCCGATGGGCTGCACACGGTGGACTGCTCGCTGTTCGTGCTCCTGGCCTTCCGCATGGCGGGCTTCCCCTTCCCCGAGGGGGTGCGGACCGCCGAGCAGATCAGGCTGGCCTGCGATCCGGTCACCGACAACACCCGCTGGCAGAACGATCTGGTACAACGGGGCGACCTGCTGTTCTTCGAGCGGACCTACGCGGGGAACCCCGGGGAGCGGGCCACGCACGTCGGCTTTGCCCTGCTGGGCCGCAAGATGCTGGACGCCAACGACGCGCGGGGAAACGTGGGCTACACGCTGCTTGGCCCCTGGTGGCAGGAGCGGCTGTTCGAGGCGCGGCGGCCGAGGCAGTACACCCAGGCCCTCCCCACGCAGGAGCCGCCGCAGGAGGAGGTGCCGACGCCCGCCCCGCAGGAGTTCGACTGGGATGCCTGGCGGCGGGTGGTGGACGAGAACCTGGCCGCGCTGAACGAGGACTTCCGCAAGCTGAAGACCGCACTGAAGGAGGAGTAGGACCATGTTCTCGGAGCCACGCGCCCGCTGTGTGGCATCTACCCGCGCGGACGAGCGGTGCTGGAACACCGCGTACAAGGACAACCCCTTCCCGTACCCGCGCCTGTGTTGGGTCCACGTCGCGCAGTTCCTCGTGGACACCGAGCGCGCTCGGGCGCGCGTGCGGCAGCAAGCTGGGAGGGCCGCATGATCCGCTGGTACGTCCTGGAGGGGAAGACACCCGTGCCCTGCGACGCGCGGACCTGGGCACGCTGGTACAGCAACGTCGAGAACCATGTGGTGACCCGGACGACGCTGGGTGACGGAGAAAACGAGGTGCGCGTGAGCACGATGTTCCTGGGCCTGGACAGCACCCACAAGGTCCCGCCCGAGCTGTTCGCGACGCTGGTGCTCAACGGCCCGCTCGCGGGGCACATGGAGCGCTACGCGACCTGGGAGGAGGCCGAGGCGGGGCACGAGCGCGCCGTGGCCCTGGCCCGCGCCCACATGAGGGGGTCGTGATGGGGCCGCTCCTGCTGCTCCTGGCCGCGCTGCTCACCCCGGGGCTGGGCGCGCTGCTCTGGTGGCTGCTGCGGGCCATCGTGGGCAGCCACCACGACCTCCCCCGCTACCCACCGAACTAGAGGAGGCACGATGGCTGGCGGACCGTTCTGGCTCCCCGAGGAGGAGGCGTTCTTGCGCGAGCACGCGGGGCGGCTCACCGTCCCGGAGCTGCGAGCCCGCCTGTGGCGGGAGTTCAAAGTCGAGCGCAGCGAGAACGCCATCCGGATACGGATGCAGCGGCTCGGCTGCGGCTCGACCCTCTTCGTCGGCTACACGCTCAAGCACGCGGGGGAGATACTGGGTCTGGTTCCCCGCCGCGTGCGCGACCTGATCCTGGCCGGGGTGCTGGCGGGGCACCAGCTCCACCCCGGCCAGCGCTACTCGGAGTGGATCGTCACGGAGCACGCCCTGGAGCAGTTCATCCGCACCCAGCGGGGGTACTACCGCCGGGAGCGGCTGCGCGGCAAGTGGCGCCAGCTCGCGGAGCTGGTCAACGCCCGCGACCCCCTGCTGACGCGGGAGGAGACCGCGCGCATCCTGGGGTGCAGCCTGTACGCCCTCGGCCTCTATATGCGGCGGGGGCAGCTAGCGGCCTTCAAGGTCCCCCGCAGCGGGGGCGGGGTGAGGGAGAACCGCTTCCTCCGCAGCGCCGTCCTCGCCTTCCGTCACGATCGTCGGCAGGCCCGCCAGGCGCGCCGTCAGCGCGTCGTTCGTCTCCACCAGCAGCGTGAGCAACTGCGCGCTGAGCTGGTGGTAGGCGACGAGCAGGTTGCGTAGGGTCGGGTCCAGCGGGAGCATCGTACCTCCTTCTTACACACGGGCGCGGCCACTCTGGAGGCGCCAGTCGGCCGGCCCCGTCCCCGCAGGGAAGCCGGGCTTCACGGTCAGGACTTCGATGGGAATATCCCGCAAGTCCGTCGTCCCCACGGGGACGACGAAGGTCAGCACGATGGGGAAGCTACAACACTCGCGCCAGGGGGCGGGGAGGGGTGCCGTCACCCCCTGGACGCGCCGCAGCATCGGGCGCACCTGCACGCCGTCCGTGCAGAGCCAGACGCCGTAGGCGCGGTCCTCCGCTGCCTGGGGGATGTCGAGGTCGGTGTCGGGCACAGCGTACTCACGGGCGGGCTCGATGGGCTCCCCGCGCTCGTCCAGGAGCCAGGCCCGCACGCGGCCATCGCCCAGCCGCTCGGCTTTCCCCGCCTTTACCAGGGCGTCGTGCTCGGGCCGCTCGATCTCGACGCGCGCCTCCCCCGTGGTCCGGAAGCGCCCGGCGGCGATCCGCAGCCGCAGCGGCCCGACCTGGCTCACCCGCAGCTCGCTCAGCAGCGGGGTGTCCCCCGCGTAGACCACGCGTTCCAGCAGCATCAGAACGTCCCTATCGCTATCCAGGTCGGGGTACGCGACGTCCCCGACCCGACATCCAGGCAGTTGAAGGTGAACCCGATGGTCGAGACGCTGTAGATCGAGGGCAGGGTGATGTTCGCCGTGGTCGGCCCGCCGCCCAGGACGACGGGGGTGGCGCTGTAGGCGACGATGAACGTGGGCTGGGGCGGCGAGGGCACGGTGTACACGTCGGTCCAGGCGGTGCTCGGGGTCATCGCCGCCGCGCCGCGCTCCTGCTTCACCCGCTGGCTCACCCCGGCGTTGAGGTCGCCCACCAGGGCGTAGGCGTTCACCCCGTTCCAGAGATGCACCCACCCGCTGCCCTTGGGGATGATCCGCAGCGAGATGTTGGCATTTGCCCCGGCCACGTTGAGCTGCGGGTCGCCACCCAACGGTGCGTTCGCCACCTGGACGTAGTTCACCGCGCTGGCCTGGGCGACGAGATCGAGGAGGACGGCACCGTTCTCGTCCCAGAGGCCCACGCCGGCGAGCTGGCGCTGGAGCCAGCCGCTCGGGTGGACCCGCCAGCGATCGGCACCGCCGGCGTGAAAGACCACGCTGGCCGTGCCCTTGGCCGCGAGGGTCAGGTTCACGTTGGCATCACCGCCCACGGCGCGGAGGACGGGACTCGCGCCCGCGCTGGCGTTCTGCATCTCCAGGTAGTTGCCGCCCGCCCCGGCACCGCCGACGAAGGTCAGCACGTTCCGCGCGTTGCTGTCCAGGATCGCCGTGATCCCCTTGAGCTGCTTGTTCTGCAGCTCGTGGGTAAAGCGGCTCAGCCCCTTGTACCACTTCACCCGCCCGGACCACTCGACCTTGACATCATAGGTGTTCGCGTCGTCCAGGGCAGTAAACTCCCACATGCCGTTGGGGTCCGTGCTCGTCGTCGCCAGCACGGCGTTCGGGTTCGGGTGGGCCGTGCTTGCCGCCTGGAGGCTCACCGTGGCCCCCACGATCGCCGCGCCGGTGCTCTGGGCAACCTCCCAGTTCCGGATGGTAAACGTCATCCCACACCCCCCTGGGCGAAGCGGGAGTGGTCGCGGCCCTGCAAGGCTTCCCGGAGATAGTAGACGGGATCGCGAATCGCCGCGTCCTCATCGATGAACACCACCGTGTAGCCCAGCGATTCGAGGTACACGCGGCGCTCCCGGTCGTTCGTGGGCTGGAAGCCCCCGAAGACGTAGTGCCAGTAGAGTCCCTGTATCTCGATCGCCAGCAGGATCGCGGGCACAAAGAAGTCTACCTGATTCACCGGGTCGTCCGGCAGGCCGAAGTCGTAGAGATAGACAAAATCCTCGCCGTCGCGCAGGCCGAGGAGCAGAAAGGCTGCGTAGATGCGCCACTCGGGCAGGGTCCCCCGCCACTCGGGCGGCGGGGGCGGGATGGGGTCCTGGCGGGCGCGGGTGCCGCGCCGCCGCCCCGTGCGCGCCGGGAAGTAGCCCGTGCGCCCGAACAGCAGCTTATAGGCCGGCAGCGGGCGCCGTGGTATCCGCGCGCTCTGTGTTCTCAGCCGAAAGGCCATCACACCACGTCCTCTTGGTAGGGCACGACGAAGGAGACGAAGTACTCCCCCAGGCCCCGCTGGTCGTCGCCCGGGTACTCCATGCCCTGCACGCGGGTGATGCGGCCGTAGTACGTCTGCGGCCCCTCCAGCGCGTCGTAGAAGGTGAACGGGTAGAACAGCGGGGTGATCGCCGGGTCGGCCAGGTCCTTCAGTTCCTTGAGCTGCTGGGCCGGCGTGCGCCGCTCGATGTCCTCGTCCAGACTCACCGTGAAGCCGTAGCCGTAGGTCGCCGGCAAGAGCTGCATGGTGTCCGCCGTCCAGTATTCAACAAACGGCGACTTCGCGGGGTCGCTTCCCCGCGTGAGATCGAAGCGGTAGCGGAAGTACGGACTCTGCACCCCGGCGTTGTCCGGCACCTTCAGCTCATAGGTCCCGTCCGCCGTGAGCACTTGCAGCAGGTTCCAGGCGTCCTCCAGGTCCTTGCCGTAGTAGACCGTCACGGTCTCGCTGGCGCTCAGCCCCCGGCACTTGAGATGAAAATGCCCGTGAATCTTCTGTCGCACCTGGGATTCGTAGTAGAACCAGGGGGTGTAGTGGCTCTTCGGGCCGGGAGCGAATTTCTGGTTCAAATTCTGTCGGGGATTATAAATCTCCTGCGGCAGGTCGATATACAGCGCCTTGCCGTCGCCGTTGAAGTACAGGCGCCGCCTGGAGTAGGCGCTGGAAATCTCCATCGCCCCGCTGGGGGCGGTGGTCGCGCCCGTGGATTCCCAGATGACGTGCCAGCCGCCGTTCCAGGCGCGCAGCGTCGCGGGACCCTCGCCCAGCGGCCACTCGGCGCTGTCGAACGGCTCGCCCCAGCCGGAGATAAAATCATCGTCGGTCGGGCTGAGCGACACCGCGCCGTTGATCAGGACATAGACGTGGTTGACATCCGCCAGGATGTTGAGAATCCGTCCCCGGTCCTCGGCGGGCACGCCGTCGTCCTGGTCCAGCCCCACGGGCGAGATGACCACCGGGTTGCCGGCGTTGATCGCCAGGACGGAGAGGCCGCCGATCGCCGCGTACAGGCGCCCGTCGCGCCAGACATCGGCCTTCGGCCGGTCCGGGCTGGGCACCGGCGGGTAGCGGACCTCCGTCTCTAAGAACCGCGAGTTCGTGTCATCCCAGACGTAGTGCGCGCGGTCGGTAATGGCGTACAGCGCGGTGGCCCCCTGGGCGTCGCGGTAGGTCACGAGGTCCGTGACGACGAGGCCGGCCCGCAGCACGCCCTTCTGGGTCCAGCTCCCGGCCAGGCCGGTGGTCGAGGAGTACAGCGTCCACTGATTACTCACCAGGCCGATGCGCCAGAGCTTCTGATCCCAGACCGACCAGTAGCTCGCCGGCGTGCTGGGCACGTCGGTCCACACCCCACTGGCCTTGTAAGCATAGCCGACGCCGTAGGCGACGAAGAGCTTGCCGTCGAACAGGACGGCCTCGGTCGGCACCCCGCCCAGGGTGGCGTCGAGCGCGGACCAGCTCGCGGAGGCGTCGATCCAGCGGTAGAGCCTGGCGCCGAAGGCGAAATACTGCTCCGTGTTGAACTCTTTGGTCAGCGTGCAGTTGTCCGTCTCCCCGGCGGGCTTGCCCATGTCCACGGCCAGCGGGGGGAGGCAGAGCTGGTTGCGGTAGCGCGTCTCGCAGCGCGAGCGCCAGTGCCGATTGGCCTCGGTGCGCGAATTCGCGATGAAAATTCCCGAGCCGCCGAGCGAGTCCGCGACGGCGAGCTGGGTCATCACCTGCGTCTCGCCCACCCGCGAGGTGTCCCCGAAGATGATCGGGTTCGGCGTGGCGGTGATGTTCGTCACCCGCACGGGGCCGGTGATCTTGAAGCGCTTGCCGTCGATCTCCACCCGCTGCTTGAGGCCCAGGACGGTCATGGCACCTCCTGGGTGTTCGGCAGCCAGCGGGTCGCCATGCGCCCCTCGACGGCCAGCGCCTCGCGCAGCCAGTTCGCGGCGCGCCCAGAGTGCTGCTCGGGGTCGAGGGTCGGCCCCGCCGCCTCGGAGGCATCGAGCAGGAAGGCGGCGTAGGGGACGAGAAAGGCGGCGGGGACCTCCGCCAGGTCGGCGTCGCTGGCGAGCGCGGCGGGCAGGGCGTAGCCCCTGATCTGGATGTCCGCCCCGGGCACAGCGCTGGGAATGGCCTCGGAAAGATACACCTTGCCCGGGCTGCGGAGGACGAAGGTCCGCCCGCGCATGGGATCGTAGAAGTCCTGGGGCAGGTACTCCCACCAGAGGCCCTGGTAGAAGTAGCCCACGTCAACGAACTTCACCCAGCTCGCGGGGAGGGTGATGATCTTCCGCGTGGCGTCGAGGGTCGGGTTGGCCTGCACGACCAGGGTGTTGAGCCAGTCCGAGGCGCGCAGGATGGCCTGGTTCAGCGCCGCGTTCACGTCCTCCGGGGCGAGGTAGTCCGGCCAGACCTCGCAAACGGAAGTGCCATCCGGCGGCGTGGTCCAGCCCGGCGTCACGGTGAGCGTGCCCGCCGTGGGGTCCGAGTCGTTGATCGCCCGCCGCTGGCCCGCGCCCGTGCCCGAGACGATGTACACCGTGCGGCCCACCAGCGCGTCGGGACCGAAGCGCTTCACGAAGTCCAGGGTCACGGTGCTGCTCGTCCCCGCGCTGGCCGTGGCGGTCTGGAACTCGCTCTTGCCGCCGAACATCAGGTAGCCGACGCGGCGGCGGAGGGTGGCGAGCGACTCCTGGCGGAAGGGGTAGACCATCACTCCTCCGCACGTGGAGCGCGGGCGAACGGGACGAGGGTGCAGGTGCCCTCGAAGCGCACGATCCGCTCGACACCCCGCGCTTCGCGCGGGAGCGCGGTGGGGGGCGCGGCGCTCTGCCCCACGGCGAAGCCCATGAGCAGGGAGACGCCCACGAGGAGGACGATGACGACCAGCTCCCTCACCAGCCGCTCCCCTGCGTGTTAATCGCCGTGGAGTACCCCTTGACCAGATCGAACACCCGCTCCAGCATCTCCACGTCGCGGACGCAGTGATCCACGATGGCGTCCATCGCCTCCCGGTCGCCGTCGTAGGCCGCGCGTGCCCAGAGCTGGGGACTCACCCGCGTCTTGATGTTCGCGTCGATGAGGTCGGAGATGGCGTCGAGCGAGTTGGACCGGAGCCGGAACTTGTTGCGGGCCAGGAGATACGGGTCGAGGAACTTCTTGTCCGGGAAGGGCGGGAGGCCCCAGCGGGCCAGCCGGGTCCGCAGGAACGGGAGGTCGAACATCTTGCCGTTATGCGCGGCGAGCAGATCGTAGGCCGCGAGCGCGTCAGCGGTGGCCCGTACGATGGCCGAGTCGTCCGAGCGTCCCTTCGTCCAGTTCTTGTTGAGTTCGTCGGCGCGGAGGACGAGCGGGGCCTGGCCGGGTTCCTTGATTACCGCACAGAGCAAGACCCCGAAACTCGCGTCGAGCGTGCTCGTTTCGAGGTCGAAGCAGGCTTGCCGGAGCATCGCGACACCCCCCGCTGGCGGGACCCTCACACCCGCGTGGGCTTGCCGTAGCCGCCCTTCTTGCCACCCTTCTTCTTAGCGCGCATCCTCACCACTCCTCGTTGCCCGTGACGTTATCCCACGTCCCCCTGGGCGGCGGCGCCGGCGGAGGGGACTGCTCCGCCGGCTCCGACCGCGCGGGGACCCCGCTTATCCCCGCGTCCAGCAGCAGGCGCGTCTCCGAGTGCGCCGTGTACCGCCCGCCCGCCGCGAAGCGGATATAACCCGTGGCGTCGATGTCCGCGATGTCGTAGCGCTCGCCCGGGATGAACTGCGGGCGGTAGGTTTCGAGCGTAATCACCCGCCAGGCCATGAGCCGCTCACCGCCCCGGGCAGCGCTGGCCGCATACGCCTGGGCGTGCTCGCCCAGCGGGGCGATGACCCAGCCCTCCGGACCGGGGCGGAGCGGCGTGCCCGTGCGTACCTGGCGCACGTGCGGCGCCAGGTGGGCGGGCACGGGATGGCTCGCGGCCACGATGGCATAGTCCCTAGCGTCGGAAGACAAGGAACTGCCAGGTCGCCGCCGCCGGGTCCACCGCGCCGGCGGTGGGGTTGTACAGCCGCAGCGAGAACTGGCCGTTCTGGACGCTGTGGCAGCCCTGGATCACCACCCCGGCCTCCAGCGCGGGCGGCGGGATCGGCACAACCAGATCGTTGGCGCGGATGTCGGCGTGGGCCACAGTGGTATTCGCCACGGTGCCCGCACCCAGCGAGGCCGGGTTGACCGAGACCGAGATCAGGAACACGCCGCCGAAGTCGTTGCGGACTTCCACCGCCATCTCATCCTCCCCGTGTGGGGGGAGGAGCGACCCTCCTCCCCCCGGTAGTGCCTAGGCCACTGCCGTGGCGTCGGTGATGCCGTCGATCGCCGCCACCGAGATCGTCCGCAGCAGCGCGAGGCTGACGTACCAGCGGATGCGGTGGCGCACGGCGTCCTTCGACTCCAGTTGCCCGACCTTGATGACTTCCAGCCCGCCGTTCTGGAGACCGAGAAGGTCCTTCTGACCGAAGCGCAGGATGAACAGGGTGGACGTGACGCCGCCGGTCGAGGCCGAGTAGGTCCCGCCCGAGATCGCCTCGGTCTGGAGCAGGAAGTCGTCGTAATCCCAGGGGATATGGTTATAGCTCGGCACCGGCACGCCGTACTCGGTCCTGGGCATCTCGACGCTGCCGAGGGTGCGGAGGTACTGCATCACCCGCCGGCGGATGTGCCGCGTGGTGAGGATGCAGTCCGGCCGGCCGTCGCGCACGAGGTCGATGGCCTCGTCGAGCTTGGCGAGCGAGAGCGCCGCGCCGGTCGAACCCGTCCCCATGTGGAGGTACTGGCCGGCCATGTCCGCGCCGAGGAAAATCCGGTGCAGCCCGTCGAACTCCTTGGTGTTCACGGTGCTGTCGCCGTACCAGAAGGTCGTGAGGAACTTGTGCTTCACGGCCTTGGTCTTGCTCTGGATCACCTCGGCCTGGAGATCGGTCTTGTCGGAGCGCGTGGCCTTGAGGAAGTTGTCCAGGTCCGCGTCGCCGCCGAGAATCTTCAGCGCCGCCGTCTTCTGGGTCACGTCCCCGGTGCTCTCCGCCCAGACCTCGTTCGGGTCGTAGAACTCGGCGGTGGGCAGCGTGGTCTCGCGGAGGTACTGGTAGGCGTTCCCCACCACGTCGATGAAGGGCAGCTTTTGCATCACGATGGAGTCTTTGACGATCTCCATCAGCACGCCCTTCTTGACCATGTTGGTGGTGTACTTGGCGGCTTCCGTGAGCGTCGTCGCCATCTCACCCTCCCCGGGCTAGGCCAAGCTTGATGACCTGATGGGGAGAGAGATTCGAGTAATCGAACTTGCTCCCCGCTGGCGGGCCGCTCTCAGCCTTATCGACGCCCCTGGCCGCCCGCTGCTGGGTGCGGCTGTCCCGGCGCAGCTCCGCGAGGGACTTGGCGCGGGCCTGCATACCCGCCACGGTCGTCTCGCCCAGCAGCTCGTCCGGGCTCACGGTGGCACCCCTGGTGGACCACTCCCTGGCGATCCGCTCGGCGGCCTCCCGCTTGACCTGGGGGAGCAGGGCGATGTGCTCGGCCTCGACGCGGGCCTCGGCCAGCGCGGCACGGCCGGCCTGGACGACGAGGGCCTGGGCGATCTCCGGGGCGTACACGGGCTGGCCCTGGGCGTCCCGGAGCTGGGTGAGGTAGGCGTAGGCCGCCGCCATCTGCGAGGTGATCTCGGCGGTCTTCTGGTCGAGGTAGGCGCGGCCCTGGACGGCCGGCGCCTGGCCCGCGAACTCCTCAAGCTTCTGCTTGTAGGGGTTCTCGGGGCTATCCCAGTCCAGAGAGGGCGGCGACTGCTCGGCCGTCGCTCGCGGTGCCGCACCCGGCGCCCCCTCTGGCTGCCAGTCTTCCGTAGCGAGGGCCTGGCCGGTCCGGGGGTCGATGAGCCCCAGGTTCACCAGCGGGTCGCCCTCGGTGGGCACACCGAAGGCGGACTCCGGCGGGGTGCCGTCCTGGGCGGGCGGTGCGCCGCTCTCGGTCGGGGGCGTGTCGATGGCGCCCCCGGCGATGGGCGGGTAGTAGACCCCCTTGAGCCAGATGCCGTCCACTACGTCTCCACTTGACATAACGTAGATCGGGTCTAGCATGAGTGTACGGTCTCCTTTCTGTTACGTCAACTCGGCTTGGCGCTCAGCGGCCGAGGCGGCCCATGACCGCCTGGCGCGGGTACCAGTAGTCTTCGAGGAAGCGTTCCAGGTGCCCGAGGTTCTGGTAGCGCGGGTCCTCCGCCTGCCGCAGCACCGCCGGCGGGCGCGGCGGCGCGTGCAGCGCCTCGTAGGCCAGGTAGGCGTCCAGGATCGGGTAGAGCTGCCGCAGCCGCTCCTGCTGCTCCTGGAGGTAGCGCAGCGTCCGCGCGTACACCGTGGGCCGCGAGCGGATGTACTGCTGGATCAGCGGGTCGGTCCGCTCGAAGGCTTGCTGGAAGGCCCCCAGGCGCTCCAGCCCGGCCAGGTCGATCCCCTGGTAGCGCGGGTCCCCGAGAATCTGCGCCGGCAGCGAGCGGTACAGGCTGAGCAACGCCTGAAGCTGCTGCTTGTCCGTCCCCCCGGCCTGCCCATAGGCCCGCGTGAGCGGGTTCTGGTTCCCCTGCTCCAGCCCCATCCAGGTGAGCACCTGCTGGACGTTCCGCGCCGTGGGGTCGCTCAGCAGCGCCTCCACCTCCGGTGGCTGCTGGCCCTCGGGCAGCGACCCCTCCAGCCAGCGCGCCTTGCTTAACTCCAGGCTGGCCTGGCGCACTTCCTCGACCACCGGTGCGGGCAGGACCGCATCCGGCGCGCGCCTGGCTGCCTCGGCTACCAGGCGGAGGGTCCGCCGCTCGACGGGGACCGCCGCCCGTGCGCCGAGTATCTCCAGCTCCGTCGAACTCGCCACCGCCTGCGGCGTGACGAACTGGGAGGCAAAGCCCGAGAGCGAGCGCAAGCCCTGCTCCTGGGCCACCTGGCGCCGCGCCTCCTCCCAGATCGGCCCCGCGCGGGTGGCTTTCGCCAGGATGAACGGCGCGGCCCGGCCGCCCCCGGCCGTGGTGGTCGTCCCCGCCTCCACGGCCAGCTCGTCGATCCGCTTGAGCGTGCGGATCAGGTCGAGGTCCGCCGGCTGCTGGCCCGTCGCCGCCGTGCGTATCCCCGCCTCTAGCCGCTGGAGCGGCGCGTTGAGGTCGATCCCCCGCCCCTCGTTCACCCCCGCCAGGGCGCCGAGGCCGGCGAGCGGTCCGCCCGCGCGGATATATCCGCGCGGGGGCGCGTCCCCCAGCAGCCCCGTGGTCCGCAGGCCCGCGTCGATCAGCGGATGCGGCCCGGGCAGGCCGAACGCCTGCGGGATACGCAGCGCCGTCTCCACGGGCGTCTCGTTCGGGCGGTCCAGCAGGTTCCGCGCGGTGTCCGAGAAGGGCAGCAGGCCGCGCAAGGGATTCATGTACACCCGCACGCCCGGGCTGCCGTCCTCGTTCCAGCGCCCCAGAATCGCGCTCCAGACGTAATCTAAGGGGGAGAAGGCCAGGGCGCCCCGGAAGCGGTCGGTCAGCCCGCCGGCCTGCACCTGCCGCTCGCTTTCTTCCTGGATCGCCAGCAGCGTGGTCAGCAGCACCGGCCGCTGAACCAGGTGGCGCAGGAAGAACGGGAACGCCTTGAAGGCCCAGGTCGAGAACGGCAGCCAGGTGCGGGCGAACTGCTCGAAGTTCGACAGGTTCGTGTAGTCGAAGTGAATGGTGTTGGCGAGTTCTACACCCTCGTCGCTGGCCGCGCGGAGCGCCTGCCGCCACTGCTCGCTGACCCGCAGGGCCGTGGCACTGTCCAGCCCCGCCTCGCGCAGGAGAGCCTGCACCTGGCTCGGCCCGATCAGCCCCTCGCTCTGCCGGATGGCGTCGAGGACGCTCTTGGTCTCCACCGGCGCCGGCTGGAACGCCCCCACCCGCGCGGCGCCCAGCTTGCTGGGGTCATACGTCCGCCGCGTGTACGTGGCCAGCGCGTCGCTTACCGCCGCTTCGAGCTGCGGCAGCCGGGCGCGCACGGCCTCGCTGGTGCGGGTGTACCACGCCTCGCCGCGCAGGGCGTTCTCCAGCCCCAGGCCCAGGCGTTGCAGCAGGAACTTGCTCACCGTGGGCAGCGAGGCGCCGACCGCCGCCCCCTGAGCCGCCCCGAGGGCGATGTTCGCCGCCCGCTCCTCGGCGGGTGCGTCGGCGTCCGTAGACAGCGCCCCGGCCAGCCCGCCGAGGGCCGTGCCGCCCACGCCGAGCTTCGTGGCCCCGATCCGGGCGGAGGCGGTCAGCCCCCGCTGCGTGTACTCGCGCACGGCGGTCAGCTCGGTCTGGATGCCGGCCGCGCCGCCCGTGACCGCCTGCGGCACGCTGGGCAGCTCGACGGCGGCCAGGAAGTCCTCGATGTGCTCCGGCTGGCGGAAGGTCCCGCGCATGGCGTCCAGCCAGGTCTCGCGCAGGTGCCGCACCACGCGCAGGGGGTTCACCCCTTCGAGCGCGCCCATCAGCAGGCCGCTCGCCAGGTTGGTGATCGGGTAGGTCAGCGTCGCCAGCGCTTGCTCTTTGTACAGCGCCGTGGCGTCCTCCAGCACCCGCTCCAGCGTCCCCGGCCGTGTGATGTTGAGCTGCGGCGCGTGCTCCCGGATCACGCGGTCCAAGACGATCTCGTAGGGGTCGCTGAGCAGCAGGTCGCCGCCGGGGTACTTCTGGATCGCGCGGTCGATCCTGGTGTACAGCTTGTCCGGGATGCGCCCCTGGAACGCGCGCAGGAGCTCCACCGAGTTCTGCACGGGCGGGAGCCCCAGCACGTCCAGCGTGCGGTTGATGTGCCCGAGCCAGTTCGCGGGCGTGTCCGCCACCCTGGCGGGGTCGAAGGCCGGGTAGGGGACGCCCTGCGGGCCGAAGCGCGTCCAGAGGGCCTCCAGCCCCTCTTCCAGCGCTTGCCGTGCCGCCTGCACCCCCCTGGCCGTGCCGAACAGCGGCTCGGCGAAGAGTCCTAAGGTGCCTTTCAGCTCCTCGGGGACGGCGGCCAGGATGCCGGGGAGGCCCTGGCGCAGCAAGTCCTGCTCGCGCAGCCGCAGGTCCAGCCGGTTCCCCAGCTCGTCGCGGGCGACGCGGGGCAGGAACTCCCGCGCCTGGCCCAGCGTGTCCTCCAGGTTGCGGAGGAGCGTCTGGGCGATCTGGAAGCGCTCGTCCAGCGGGGGGGCCGCGCGGGGGTTGGGAAACACACTGGGGTCGCGAAACAGGCCCACGTACTCCAGCGGGCCGGTGCGCGCGGCGAGGAGGACGTCGTAGGTCTCCTCGAACATCCGCCGCGCCTCGGGCGTGTCGGTCTCCCCCGCCAGCTCGCGCGCCAGGCGGCGGAAGGTGGTCCGCGCCGCCTCGTACAGCCGGATCGTCTCCTGGTACCCTCGGTCGTAGAACTCCTTCCAGAGCACCGCGCGGGTCTTGTTCTCCGGCAGGGCGTCGATGCGGGGGCGGTACTCGGCCAGCAGCTCCTCCCAGGCGCGCAGGCTGCGGCGCTCGGTCTCCGCCAGCAGCTCCAGGCCGGCCGCGCCGGCCCGGGCGTTCGGGGCCTCCTTCACCGCCTGCCAGAGATCGACGAGCGCCCCCTCCAGGCGGCGCGCGTTCTCCGCGCTGCTCACCGCGTCGGGGAGGAGCTGGCCGAGCCGCGCCGCCTCCAGGTCGGCGGCGTCCTCGGTGAGCACCGCCCCCCGCCGCTTGAGGTAGGCCAGGGCGTCGGCCAGGTCGCGCGCCCGCCGCTTCAGCTCGCTCTCGGGGGCGCGGGCGGCGATCGTCTCCCAGAGGTTCTCCGCCGCGCGGAAGGTCGCCGTGGGCAGCGCGATCCCCTGATTGGTCACCTGCGTGCCGGTCTCCATCACCTGCTTGTCGAGGCCCACGGGCACGCGGCGCAGCACGGCGGGCACGGCCTGGGCCAGGCCGGGGACCATCACCTGCCGGTCCCCCGGCAGTGGCACGCGGGCGCCGAAGAACGGCGCGGCCAGCGCGGCGCTGATCCCCCGATCCGTCTTGTCCAGGGTGAGCAGGAGGTTCCGCAGCAGCGGCAGGCTCGGCGGCACGGTGCGCGCCGCACGCCCGGCCAGGCCCAGGCCGACGTAGGTCAGCGGGTCGGTGAGGATGTCCACACCCAGGCGAAAGAGAGTCTGCTGCACGTCGGGGGGCAGCACGCCGAAGCCCGTGCCGCGCTCGCGCCACCACTGGGCGCTCTCCCGGCCCGTGCCCTCGATCATCTGGCGGAAGCGCTCCTGGTCGCCGCCGCCGAGCGCGGTCTGCACGAGGTTCTTCGGGATGTCGAGGAGGCCGAGGGCGGCCAGCGCCGCGCCGCCCATCGCGCCGAAGGCGTCGCCCAGGGTCGGGCCGACGCTCACCGGCGGCGCCCCGCGCGGCTGCTGGACCTGCTGCTCGGCCAGCCAGCGCGCCCGCGTCTGGAGCGCGTCCTGCGGCGTGGTGTCCTGCCCGCTCATCGGTACCTCGACAGATAGGGCCGGGGGTCGAGCGGCACCCGATCCCCGTTGGGGTGCCGCGCGACCTCGAAGTGCAGGTGTGGGAAGCCCTCGCTGCCCGTGGCGCCCACGACGCCGAGGGGGGTCGATTGGTCCACCCGCTGCCCGACCTGGACCAGCACGCGGTCGCTGTGGAAGTAGCGATGATAGAGGCCGTCGTCCCCTGAGACGATGATACCTTGACCGCCGGCCGGGTCGTTGGTGAGCGCATATACCGTGCCAGGCAGGAACGCCTGGTAGGTCAGGCCCCGCCCGTTCTGCGGCGCACCCGCGACGATGAGATCGACCCCCCGATGGCGCGTCGTGCCCCCGGGGAGGGGTGTGGCATAGGGCAGGTCGAAGTCAAACGCGATCTGCCAGTAGCGCCCGCCCGCCTCGTAGACCGCGCCGGGTGCGCTCGCGACCGCCGCCTGCTGCTGCCCCTGGGCGTAGGCCTGCGCCGCCCGCTGGGCCTCGGCCTGGGCCTCCCGATAGCGCCGCAGCACGGCCGGGACGTAGGCCCGCGTCTCGGCGTAGGGCGGAATCCCTCCGTGCTGCTGCACCGCGCCCGGCCCGGCGTTGTAGGCCGCCAGGGCCAGCTCCAGATTGCCGCCGAAGCGATCGAGCTGCTCGCGCAGGTACCTGGCCCCGGCCAGAATGTTCTGGCGCACGTCGTAGGGATCAGTGACCCCCAGGGCGCGGGCGGTGTCCGGCATGAGCTGCATCGGCCCCCTCGCGCCGCGCGGACTCGTGGCGTACTGCTGTCCCCCCGACTCCTGCTGGATGATGGCGGCGATCAGCGCCGGGTCGAGGCCGTACTGGCGCGCGGCCTCGGCCACGTGGTCCCGCCAGGCGGCGGGGATGGAGCTGGGCACCGCGTCGGGCTGGAGCACCCCCTGGCGCTGCTTGCGCGCCTCCTCGATCTTGCGCTGCTCCTCGCCGCGCCGCAGGCGCCCCTCGGCCAGGAGCCGCTGCGCCCGGGCGCCGAGGCTGCCCAGCAGCCCGCCCATGTCCAGGTCGGTGAACCCCAGGTCGCGAAAGGGGTCGTCGAGCACGCTGCTCCGCCGCCCCTCCTGGGGCAGCTCGAACCCCTGGTAGCGCACCGGCGGGGCGTACTGGCTCTCGTAGCGCACGGGCAGGGCGGCGTCGAGGAAGCCGCCCAGGGTCCCCCGCACCTGGCCGAGCACGCCGTCGAAGAACTGGCGGTCGAAGGCCACCTAGCCCCCCAGCGACCAGCGCGCACGCGGCGTGAGGTAGCGGGAGGTAAAGTCACCCCGCTGCTCGGGACTCTGCGCCAGGAACTCGGCGCCCGGGTCGATCCCCCGCCGCAGGAGCCAGTCGTAAAAGCCCATGTTCGGGTCGCTCGCCGCGTCGGCGTGAAACATGTTCAGGTAGCGCCCCTGCTGGTTCTGGGCGAAGCGGGCCCGTGGCGAGGTGCCGCCGTAGCCCAGGTCCAGCAGGTAGCGCCAGTAGCCCGCGTCGGGGACCATGTTCAGGAAGTCGCGGCTGTTCCAGAACGGGACGCTCGACCCCTGGCCCTGGCCCCCCTGGCCGCTGATGTCCGCGTAAGCCGGCATCTCAGAACCCCAGTTAGAACCCCAGCAGGTAGCGATACACGTCGTCGCGGTAGTCGCGCTCCTGCGACTGGAGGTAGTTGTAGAACCCGGTCGAGTAGGCCGAGTCGAGCATGTTCAGGTAGCTCTGGCCCATCGTGCGGTTGAACTGCGGCGCGTAGTAGGTCGCGTACAGGTTCATCAACCCCTGACCGCTGTTCGCCGCCATGCGGTCGGAGAGCAGGGCGAGGTAGGGGTTGAGCTGGCTGGCCGGGGTGCCCCGCGCCAGCGCCTCCTGGTACTCGCGCACCCGCCGCACGGCGTCGGGGAGCTGCGCCCCCGCGCCGCGAATATTGGCGTAGTTCGAGCCCGTCCGCAGCGAGCCCCGCAGGAAGTTGCCGAAATCGAAGGCTTCGCGGGCCGCCTGGTCGGCGGTGGCCCCCTCCCCTACCCCCGCCCGTGGTCCCTGGCCCGTCGCCTTGTACTGGATAAAGGCGTTCGCCAGCCCTTGCGCCGAGCGGAGGAGCCACTGGGCATACGGGTTCGCCGCGTAGGGGTTGATCCCCTCGTCCCGCATGGCGTTCCGCAACGCGGCCTGGGGGTCGTCCAGGTTGTAGAGGCTTTGCGCTCGGAACTGGTCCGCGTCGAGCGTCGCCATCGCTCACCCCCTTAGCGCCCCGCGCTTCGCGCGGGATTAACGCCCGAGCAGGTAGTACCAGAGGTCGTTTTCCGCCGGACGCGCCCCTGGTGTGAGGTCGAAGTCCTGTTCGAGATAGTTCCGCAACCCAGCCGTCTGGGCAGCGCCGAGCGCGCTCTGGTACGCCTGGAGCAGCGAGCGGTTCATCGATGGCCCGAACAGCAGGCCCAGGGCCGTGGCCGTGCCGCCGCCCATGTCCCCCGCGAGCAGGTCGGCCAGCCCTTGCGCGAAGGGGTTGACCTGCGCCATGTTCCCGGGGTTCTGCAGCGTGTCGCGCAAGTGCTGGATCAGGCTCCCCGAGGTGATCGCGGACCCCGTGTCGCGCAGCGTGCCCATCACGCTGCCCGTGGTCAGCGCGTTGCGGAGGAAGTTGCCGAAGTTCGCCCCCACGTCGCCCATCGCATCGACGGTGAGGCCGGGGGTCGTGGCCTGCTGGGCCTGGAAGGCCAGCCCGAGGCCCTGCGCCGCGCGCAGGAGGTAGCGCGTGAACAGGTCGGCGGGGTTGAACGGGTTGCGTCCGATGTCCAGCAGCGCGTTCCGCATCGCCTCCACGGGGTTCGAGTAGTCGTACTTCACCGCGTTGCGGAAGAGGTCGGGGTCCCGCTGCTGGGTGGAGTACGGCGTCGGCACGTTCTGGCCCGGCAGGGGGAAGCCGGCCATCGGCGGCGTGTTCTGAGCCATGTTCAGCAACCTCATGTTCCCGCCCCTCTGGGGGGGCGCACTAAACGCGGGCGGCGCGGCGTAGTGGCTACCCCCGCCGCCGAAGCCAAAAGGGGGCGGACCCATCCCCCCCAGGCCGGGGAGGCCCCCCATGCCGGGGAAGCCTCCCATGCCTGGGAGGCCCATCCCTGGGAAGCCTCCCATGCCTGGGAAGCCTCCCATGCCTGGGAAGCCTCCCATGCCTGGGAGGCCGAGCGGCGGGAGGCCCGGGAGGCCCATGCCCGGAAAGCCACCCATTCCTGGAAAGCCGCCCATGCCTGGCGGGCCTGGCGGGCCGATGCCGAAGCCGCCGCCGCCCATCATCCCCTCGGCGGGGCCGGGCGTGCGCGGGACCATCTGCGTCGGCCGAAAACCGCCGCGCGTCAGGATCGCCAGGGCGTCCAGCGCGCCGCCCATCGGGCCGTCGCGGAAACCGCCCGGGTGCGGCGCGAAGTCCACCTGGGCGTGCTGGTAGCCCCCTGGCGCGTTGCCGTAGGGACCACCGGGCCAGCGCAGCATGTCCATGCCCGGGTCGTCCACCACGGCGAGCGGCTGGCCCCGGCGCACCATCCCGCCCTGGACCAGCGGGCGGGTGTGGACCAGGCGCATCGAGAAGCCCGTGTTCGGGTCGGTGAGCATGACCAGCGTGCCCGGCACCGGACCGAGCATCGTCTGCATCGTCTGCACCGTCCCGTCAAACGGGGCGTAGACGATCTCGCCCTTGCGCGTGAACACGTCGATGGAGTTGCCGCCGCCCGACCACTTCTGCTGGCCGACGAGGGTGGGGCCACGGAACATCTGGCTGAAGTCGTAGCCACCCCCGCCCGTGGGCGCGGACGCGCTGGGGAGCTGCGCCCCGTAGGGGGCGAGCTGGAACCCCTGCTGCCCCGGGGCTGGTGGGAGCGGCTGGGCGTTCAGCGGCGGCGCCTGCACCCGACTGTCGTAGGCGAACGGCCCCTCCCCCGGATCGGGTGGGGCGAGCAGGAACAGCTCCTCGTCCTCGGGGACCAGCGCCCCCGTGACCGTATCCTGGTACAGCCGCCGCCGGACCAGGCGGCCGTTGCGCTCCAGGAAGTCATCCCCCTTGTAGACGAGCGGCATCACCTGGCTCCTGGGGCGGGGATGAACGGGATCGGACTGGTCGTGCCGGGGATGGGCGGCGTCCCGCCCGTGCCGATGCCGCCCACGGCGCCGCCCTGGACGCCGCCCAGGAGCTGATTGAGCAGGGCCAGCTCGGGCGGCAGCGGCGTGTTCGTGAGCAGGTTGCCGGCCATGATCGGCGGCATCGCCTGCCCTGGCAGCCCTGGCGGACCAGGGGGCGGCGCGGCACCCACGGGGATACCTGGCGGGAAGGGCATGCCGGGGGGTGGCATCCCCGGCGGGACGGGCATGGCCCCGGGCGGTCCGGGCGGCGCCGCCGCCCCAGGCATCCCTGGCGGCAACTGCGGCTCGGGCGGCACGGGGCTCTGCACCAGCTCCCAGACCTTCCGCAAGTAGTCCTGCCCCGTGCTCTGCAAGGCCACGGGGATCAGCGTCTTGATCACGTCCTCGGAGAGGTAGACCTGCTCCGCGAGCACGTCCAGGTTCTCCGCGTCCGGGTTCTTGATCTTCGCGTACTCCTTGCGGAAGCGCTTGAGCGAGATGGCCTTATCTCGCAGTTGGGCCAGGCCGATGTTGATCCGCGCCACCATCTCCTGCGGCGTCATGTCCTCGCGCGTGACCTCGACATACGTCCCCTGGGTGTTGATCTCCTTCGCCGTGATCTCGGCGGCCTGGACGGCGCCCATCGGCGTGGGCGGCAGTTTGGTCCGCAGCGGCTTCCCCGGCCCGTAGTCGCGGTAGAGCTCCAGGACCTTGCGATAGATCAGGGCATCAGCCTGGTTAACAGCCTCAGTAAAGGGATAAAGAATGTCTTTGCCAGCGGCCATGATGACAGACGCGCTAAAGCCCGACTCACCGCCATATTCCGCAAAGAACGCGGGCGGGAGACCGGCACGAGCTGCCCGTTGGGCGAGAATATCCCAGAGCAGTTGGTAGTCTCCGAGCTGTGGTCCGACACGGTGCAGCTCCAGCTTGTCCTTCGCGCTCAGGAAGTTCCGCGCCCCATGATGGAACTTCAGCACTTTGACCTGATTGTTTTGCAGGTAGGCGGTGGCCGGCGGGTCGGCCTCCAGGCTCAGCAGCTCGTTGAGCTTCGTCGCCATGCGGTTGAGATAGGTGAAGGTGCTCGCGCCGTCCTCCAGCGCCCCCGTGCCGATCTCTTCGAGGTAGGCGAGGTCATCCCAGGGCGTCCAGCGGTAGGAGGAGCCGTTGGAGAGCACGATCGTCCAGGGGTTGTAGCCCAGCTCCGTGGGTTCCTTAATGAACAACGAGTCCGGGCCGCGCGCGAGCGCCCCGCCGCCCGTGACGGCGTGCCACCAGCTCCCGGCGTCCTTCCAGTACAGGGCGTGAATCTGGATCAGCACGTTGTCGTCCAGCGCCTCCCACTGGCCGTCAAAGGCGTCGGCGTAGAAGGGGTCCATGCGCAGCTCGCCCACCGTGGCCTGGAAGTAGTGCGTCACCCGCGTCACCTCGTTGCCCGAGACGTGCGGGTAGACGTTGGCGGGGTCGAACACGCGATGGTCGTAGAGCGCGGCCGGGTCCTGGTCGTCCGAGTCGGCGGCGTCGGGCAGCAGCAGGGTCCGCATGCACTGCCAGCCGCGCAGGGTGGCGTAGAACGCCTGGTCGTAACGGTAAGGGTTGTTGAGGCCGAGCATCCAGCGCTGGTTGACCGCCTGATCCCAGAGGTAGAGATAGTTCTCGATCTTCTGGGCCTCCAGGCCGGAGGTGCCGGGCGCCGGGGGGACCTCGATGACGGCCGGGTGCCGCGCGATCAGCCGCGCCAGCTTCTTGATCAGAATCTTCGGGTCGGGCAGGATCAGGATGTCACTGGCCACCCGCGCCGTGACCTCGGCGGGCGTCTTGAGCTGGTACAGCTCCTGGTCGCGCTTGAAGCGCTGATTCCGCTGCTCCCAGCGGTTCTTGTCGAGGGTCGCCCAGCGCATGAGCTGCGCCAGCACGTCCTCCGAGGCGCCGGGCTTGCCGCGCATGACGGTGAGGCCCGACTTGTAGCGGACCTCCCCTGTCTCGCGCACCCCCGCGTCCTTGCCGCGCGCAGCGCGGGGGTAGGCACGGTAGCCCCGGGGGGTGACGCGGAAAGACCCCCCCAGGGGAATGCCGACGCCATCGGGACCGGCATGGCCGATCACGGACTACTCCGGACGCGGGAGCGTCCCCAGGTCGGCAAGGGCGGCGCGGAGGAGCCGGTGGGCTGCCTCGCGGCAGTCGGCGGGCAGGCTCTCCTCGCGCAGCACACAGACGGCCACGTTCACCAGGGTCACGAGCAGGTTCAGGCGGGTCTCCACCGCCCCTCCCGTTATGTCAAGTTGGCTGGGGGGAGTATACCACCCCAGGGGTGGGCGCCGGTACCCATGGGGGGTCCCAGGGGACCCCTATGGGGGGTCCCAGGGGGTCCTCCCCCTAGAGGTATTCCCAGCTCGCCCGCTCGCGCTCCAGCGCGGCCTCCACGGGGCGGGGCACGTGCGGCGGGGGGAGCAGGTAGCAGGCCAGGGCGCAGGCCAGCACGAAGTCGTCGGTCCCCCCCGAGGGGGCCTCGTACTTCACCGCCAGACTGTTCTCGCTGCGCTTCGCCTCCATGCGGTTCAGCTCCGCCAGGAGGACGTTGACGCGCGGGTAGCGGAGCGTCCCCGCGCCGATCCGCACCGCGAGTTCGTCGATCAGCACCCGCTTCTTCTCGTTCCCCGTGATCCGGTACTCCTCCAGGTTCATGCCCTTTCTCACCAGGTCGTCGTAGATCGGGTCCCCGATCCCCGTGGAGTCGATGCAGGTCAGCGGGTGCTGATAGGCCGCCGACAGCTCTAAGATGCGGGCCTTTTGCAGCTCCCAGCCCATCAGGTTGAAGCGATCCCAGGCCACCAGCTCCCCGTCCTCGGTCCAGATGGTGAAGGCCGTCCAGTCCTGGAGGCGGGCCAGGTCCAGGCCGCCGTAGTAGGTATGTCCAGGCTTATAGGGCTGCGTGAAGCCCCAGCCCTTCGGATGCACCTGAATCTGCTTCCCGTTCACGCAGCCCTCGACGTTGCGGAAGATTTTGCCCAGCTCGCCGACCCACTGGGCGAGATAGAGCTGGCGGAACTTCGCCGGCGGGAGCTGCTGGCGGGCGAACTCGATCCGCCACTTCGGGACGTATGGGTTGGCGCTCGTCGGGTAGGTGAAGGTCCGATAGGCGGGGTCGCGGTGGGGGCCGGCATGTCCACGGTGGCACGCCTCTTTGAACGGCCCCTCGCCCTCGCACACCCCCAGCATGACGATGATCCCGTTCCGGTCCGCCGTGGAGGGGAAGAGGTTCACCCAGGCCGCCTGGGTTAAGTACTGCGCCTCGTCGATCACCCAGAGGGTCACGCCGTCGCCCGCCAGGGCGTTCGGGTTGTTCGCGCTGAGGAGCTGCGCCGTCGCCCCGTTCCTCAGCGTGACAAGCTGGTACTCCTTGTTGTACGAGTCGAGCAGTCCAGAGAGCGGCGTGTTCTCCAGGTGCCAGATGAACCGCCGCCATATCTTCATCGCGTGCTCTTCGGTGTCCGCCGTCAGGCGGACACAGGGCGGCCCCATGTGGTCGTCGGGCGCCAGGAGCCCCTCCCAGAGGAAGATTTCCCCCAGCGTGGTCTTGCCGAAGCGGCGGGCGCACTCCAGGCAGTAGATCGTCGGGTGCGGCACCCCGTACTTGTTCACTCCCGGCCAGGGGATGCGGACCGCCTCCAGGATTTCGGCCTGCGCGGGGAAGGGGATGAAGGGCTTGTCCTTGCTCGGTCCAAGAAACTGCCACAGCCGAGCCTCCGCGACGCTGAAGGGGCCATCGACCGGGGGCGTCTCCAGCCTGGGCAGCTTGTACACGTGCTCCGCGATGGTGCTGCGTCCACTGCTAGGCATCTTCTGTCTCCGCTGGCGGCAGGACGCGCGGGGACACCGTGATCGTCGGGCCGCGCGCGGCGGGGACGCGCTCGCGCAGCAGGGCCACGAGCTGATCGAACGCCTCCGGGTCGTGGGTCTGCACCTTGTCGATGAGTAACGCCTGGGTGCGGAGGAGCAGGTTAAGTCCACGAATCTGACTGTTCTCGCGGGGGGAAGCGAGCAGCCCCCAGATCACCTTCATCGCCTTCGGCAGCATGTGGGTGGTCAGCACGCGGAAAGCCTCGCGCTTATTCGTTAAGGCTTCCTCGTACACGCCCCGGAACTGGGGGTCGGCCAGCCAGGCGGTCAGTACGTCCAAATCAATGTCGGTTTCACGGCAGGCCGCCTGGTCGCTGTCCACGCCCAGGCGGTGCATCAGCCACCAGAGCTGCTGGTCCGTAATGAAGGGCTGGGAGTCCACGGCGAAGCCGGCGATGTCCCGCTTCGCCTCGACCAGTTGGCGGCGGACCTCCGCCACGGATACGTCCACAGCGCGCGATGCGCTGAGGGGGGGAGGGGCGGCAGCCCCCGCGCTGCCCCTCCTGGACGTAGCATCCGCCGCGACCCTGTGCTTCCCCATACCCCCAGTTTACATAACTCCCGACCCTCTCTATTAGAATACAGGTAACAAATCGCGTTACAGCCCCCGATTTCTGGCGTGATCACGCGGGAAACAGGCCAAATTTTGTAACAAGTTACACTTGTTACCGCCTTCGGGACAGCAGGAAAGCGGCGGAATTCCGCCGCTTTCCGAGACCCCCTGTAACAAGCCTGTAACAAGATGTAACAACCCTTACGGAGGGTCGCTCCTGGGGGGGCAGACGGGGCAGGGGCGCTCGGCGGCGCTCCGACACTGGCCGTGGTCCCGCACCTCCTGGTCGGTCCACAGCTCCAACTGCCCGCAGTCCGGGCAGCGCACCACCTGGGTCTCGTCCGCGCCCAGCGCCAGGTCGCGGGGGTGCTCACTCATCGGTCCGCCTCCTCTTCTGGCGCGCCCGCCAGCGCCGGACGCGCTCGCGGGTGGCCGCCCTCCGCTGGCTCGGCGGTTTCCCCGCCTCGGGGTCCTCCAGGAACCGGCCGAACTCCCGCCGCTCCCAGGCCTTGAGCTGCTCGATGCGCTCCTGGTTCACGCCCAGCTTCTTAAGCTGCGCCTCGAACTCCGGCGTCGTGATCCGATGCGGTATCTTGCACAGCGGGCACGGCCCCCGTGTATAGGGGTGCGAGGCGGTGGTGTACATCTCCCTCCTCCCGGGGGTACGTCCAGAGTGCGCGATGGTTTTGCTCCGCGCTTCGCGTGGTGAAAGGTGTCCCGCACGGCGTCTTACCGCGCGCGGTCTTACCGCGCACAGTCGGCAACCTGGTGGTTTGGACGTACCCCTACCATTCCACGCGCGCCTCCTCGTCCTGGGGGATGTCCGCGATGTAGGGGACCTCGCTCTCTGGCGCCCACCTGCGGTCTGGGGGCGGGACGTACTCGATCAGCTCGCCCGGGCTGCACTTGAAGTACCAGCACAGCCGCGCGATCGTGCTCAGGTGTATCCCCACCACCCGCTCGGGGTTGCGGGCCAGCTCGCGCAGCGTGGGGTAGTCGATCAGCAGCTCGCGGCTGATCTTGGTCAGGTTGGCCGTGCCCGTGTGCGGGGCCTGGGTGTTGACGATCCCCCGTTTCAGGGCCAGCTCGTCGATCCGAAACCTTAGCGTGCCGTAGTCGGTGTTCAAGCCAGCGCTCCTCCCTGCGGGCGGTTCCCGCCAGTTAGACTATACCACACCTGGCACCAGGCTGGTAGGGCCAGGGTCAGGACTAGTAGGCAGCAGGATGCGTGCCAGTTGCCAGGGTAAGGGGAGGGGTAGTGAGGGGTGAGGGGTGGGGGGAGGGGAGGGGAGGGGAGGGGAGGGGAGGGGAGGGGAGGGGAGGGGTGAGGGGTGGGGGGGAATG